GTGGAACCGTGTGTGGATGATGATGGAGCAATTCTATCGACCCCACATTGGAGACTCTACTACTCGCACTGTTGATGAAGTCCTTGTACGACATGATACTACCGGAGCGCCGGGCTGGCCCTGGTGCTACCGTTATCCTGACAAGGCAAGCTTTTATGCTGAAAACCGTGCTATTTTAGATGACGATTGGGAGAACGGTCACAAACTTGGTTATGTAACGTTCACGCAAGTCTCTGTAAAATCCGAGCTGAGAGATGCTGAGAAGATTGAGAAAAACCAACTGCGCACGATATCACCTGTGTGTGCACGTCACGTGATGAAAGGCCAACGCCTTTTTGGTGACATGCAGGATAAAGCAGCTGCCGCAAACCTGGACATCTGGAGCCTTATCGGCTTCCATGTCTTTGGTGGAGGCACAATGACTTTGGCACGGTGGTGGGCGCGATTTCTCAAAGGTTTCTCAGGCGATCTCAAAGCATGTGATTCAACATTGATTGAGCGCTTTTTGATGTCTCTTGCAGACTTCAAATTTAAAATGCTGCGCACACAAGACCGCACAAGAGAAAACTACGCAAGAATCCGCCATTACTATGTGGAGCTCTGTAAGACAATCCTCGTCATGCCTGACGGGTGGTTGTTCGAGAAAGGGTCGGACGGGAGTGGCGGAAATCTCACGGGGCAATTTTGTACTGCCATGGACAATGAGTTCTGGGTCAAGTTTTTGATATTCTGGGCCTGGTGCGAAGAAGCCGAGGCAACTCTACAACAACTCCGTGAATTTTTCTCGTGTGCTGGCAACGCGGACGACATCTCGTGGACTCAAAAAGATCCACAAGATCCAAGATTCAATCCTGAAAAATTTGCTTGGATTGTTCGGCGTGATTTTGGCGTTACGATAACGTCAACAAACTGGGAAATGGTTGACTGGCATCAGTTGTCGATTCTCTCCTTTCATTTGGAGTGGGATCCTCACTATTCTATGTTCTTCCATGCGCCTGAAACCGAACGGATTCTCTGCTCTTTGCAGTGGCCTAAAGGTGATATAGCGCAATTTCCAGTTAAGACCTTGAACAGGTTAAACAACATACGCGTGGCAACTTGGGGCAACCAGTATCTACGCAAGGTTGTGGAGCAACTGTTTTGGGCTTACGCTCGCGAACACAATTCAGACCGCAAAAACGATCCAGCTTGGCGCAAAGCTGTGGAGTCATTCCACCCAGACCAAATCTTGGGCTGGTTGTACTCAGGTGAGGAGCATGGTTTTTACCGCCCCCCGCCTGTGGAGCAATCAGCTCAGGGAGAGCGAAAATATCCTCCTTTCTTACACTTACTTGATGACACTTTCACTTGCCAGTACTGTGAGCGGGAGTGGCCTGTTGACGAAGCGGCTGCTTCGCACACCTGCACCAGGTGCTTCGTTTCTCATCGTTGCACTCGATGCTACGTGTTGCGTAAGCCAGTCGAAGTCACACTTAGGCCTAGTCCTGCGCTGTGCTGGGAATGTGTTCACAACACTACACACTGCATTGAATGCTCAGTCAGTCTTACAGACATTGAAGTGAGCAACAAGTCAAGAGTGTGTCAATGGTGTCTTGATTCGGAGCGATTCTTTCGTGACAAACCACCCTGTTCCCGTTGTGACTTTTACTACTGTGATTGCCTGGACAGGCATTCTAACTCACGGAACGAGAGTGGGGAAGTTGACCTAACGGACAACGCTGAGTGGCATGCAATGTGGGATGCTATGGAAGAGAGGGATGAGAGGGAAATGTTGCGACAGAACACTCGTGAATTTACTTTCTGGGGTTCTGTAACCTGCATTATGCTCTTACTGCTCTTTCTGTTTCCTGCTGTCACTGCATTGGAAGCTGGCTCACTCACCCATTGCGCTATGAGTGAAAAGTGGTCAGAGTTGTTCTTGCAAAACAATTCAATCACTTTTTCTTCGGTATCTTGTATGCCGAAAACCACACCCGGTCGTGTTATTGCTGAGATTGCTCACTCAGCACTCACGAAACCAATCGAAGGCTTGCTAGACATCTTCAGCGAGTCCCTGTCTGACGAATTTGCGAAAGCAGTTCAATTACCAAAGATGGGTAAATCAAAGAAGAAGTCTTCCCGCAAGGGATCGAAAAAGAAGCCCAGCAAGAAAGCCTCTAAGAAGAAGACCTCACGCAAAGCATCTGTAAAGCGTGCCGCCACTGCTCTTGCAGCGGCGTCTAAGCTGATAAAGAAGCGAAAGCACAAGGGTCCCAAATCTGGAGGCCGCCCAGCTGGCACACGAGCCCGCAAGGGCTTCTCTATGGATTATGCTTGCTTTAAAGGCAAAGACTATGTAACCACACTGCAGTTCAGCAATGTGGATGGCAAGTCACAGCAGATCCTTGAGGGGCCTGGGCAAGTGATCTACAAAGACCAAATCCGCCCGTGGCTGATGGTTCAGAACGGAAGGCTCGCGCGCTGCATGGCTCTCTTTGAGAAGTGGCGGCCCAAGAGCCTGAAGTTCAGATTCAGATCCACAATGCCACGTGGCACAAATGCTGGCACAGTCCTCGTCGTCTACGACCCCAAGGTCGACCCTGACGAATTTCCCGAGGTGACCCTTGGTGAGGACGTCCCTGACAGAAACACTCTCAGTCGATTCGAAGCGCACACCAACGCCAAGATCTTGGAAGTTGACCCTGTCAAGGGCAAGCGCGGGCTCAACGAGTTCGCAGTCAATGTTTCACTGAACACTGGCCCCTTCGGAGGCTGGTTTTACTTTGATCGCTACGGTGAGTCTGAGACTCTGTTCAATCAGAGCTTTGGGCAAATCATGGTGATGGTTCAGGGACCAATGAACTGTTTGGGCTCGAGTGGCGAGTACCCAGATGCTGCAGACAAACCCTTGATTGACTGGGCAGACCTCATCATGGAGTATGAAATTGAATGCAGTGTTGCCGCTGAGACTGACGAGACTGTTGAAAGCAGCATTTTCAGTGTCCAAGGAAACTGGGACTCCAGCAACGCGGAGAGCTACACCGCTTGGGCTGA